CATCTGAGCCACGATAATAGGTGTAGTACAGACGGCCGTTTTCATCTCTGTCCACGGACATCTTGTTGGGCATCAGCGGGTATAGTGCGATGACCTCACCCTTGCCGTTGCGGATGACCTGTGCATAGGCATTGCCCCAGAGAAGCAGATGGGTCATGAGTGTCTCTCGGAACACGAAAGAACTCATTTCCGGGTTCGGCTCATCATGGAGCAGTCGGTACAGCGGATGGTCGAGGGCTTTTTCCTTGCCGCCGCCATCAGTGTATTTGTAGAGGTGCAGCGGAAGCCCCGCCACAGCTTCTGCCAGAATACGGACACAGGAGTACACGGCAGTCATCTGCATAGCAGACCGCTCTGTTACGGTTTTGCCCGCGGTAGTCCCACCCATGTAAAAAGCATAGGCACTTCCGGCGGTTCGGTTTGCAGGCTTATCGCTGGATTTGAACAGACCAGAAAAGATACCCATTATGCATCACCTTCTTTCAGTCGATCACGCAGAGCATCAAAAAACGCCCTGCCTTTTATGGGAAGTCCGGCGGCAAGCCGCTCTTCCTCAAAAGCAAAGCGTATTTCCAGTTGCTCTACAGAATAATGTTTCAAAAATGTGCGCCAGGTGCGGGAGTCCCAATCGCGCAGTTTTTCCCAGAGTTCTGGGAAGTGCTTTCGTAATTTGCGGAGTTCATCGTAGGACTGCAACGGGCAGCACCAACAGGATACACGGTGGAAAATATCGTACAGCCCATCCCAATCAAAGCCCCGCTCCTTGCAGTAGGAAAGGCAGTCTGCCTCGGTCATACCCCATTCCATCAAAGGATAGCGGAAGTCGCGGATACGCTGCGGTTCATCGGCGGCAATACCGATATACTGAACCAACTCGTATTCCTTTGCCAGGTTGCGGAGATAGCGGTCAATGATCCGCTGTTTCAGCATTGCAGTACACCAACGGTTTCTGGGACCCGCCCAACTATAACCTTTGCGACCGAACAGTTCGGGGTTCTTTCTCCTGGGCATATGCTCCAGAAGCAGGTACTCAAAGGAATATTCGGACTTGAGCCTGGTGATCGGTCTACCAATATACTGTTCCAGTTTTTCAATGTGGTGGTATATACCCTCAAACTCAAGCCCCGTATCACAGAACAGGATGAGATCGACAGGCCAACCTTCCTCCAACATCCGCAGGAGCATGGCTGTTGAGTCCTTGCCGCCGGAGAGCGAAACAATATGCAGCTTTTTCTTTTCCATTTCACACCTCCGTCAGATAAACAAAATGCCTCGGTCATCGTAGACCGAAGCACTGGAGTCATTGCCGCAGCGGATCGCACGGTCGAGAGCCATAATGGTGGCAACCGCACCGTCAATCTTCTCTGTGGATTTTTCCTTGTCCGGCTTGATGTTGCCGGCGGGGTCGGTGCGGATGAAGATGTTATCCATCATCCATCGAAGAACGGGATGCCCACCGTGGGCGACCTTTTCCTCAAGCACCAGTTTCATCAGTTCTTTGGTGGGCGGGGACATATCTTTGAAGCCCTGTCCGAAAGGAACGACCGTGAAGCCCATACCCTCAAGGTTCTGCACCATCTGCACAGCGCCCCAACGGTCAAAGGCAATTTCACGGATGTTGTAGCGTTCACCCAGGCGCTCGATGAATTTTTCGATGTAACCATAGTGAACCACATTACCCTCGGTGGTCTGCAGGAAGCCCTGCCGCTCCCAAACATCATACGGCACATGGTCGCGCCGGACACGCAGGTCGAGGTTGTCTTCGGGTATCCAGAAATACGGTAGGATGATATATTTATCATCATCGTATTCAGGCGGGAACACCAGAATCAGTGCAGTAATATCTGTGGTGGAGGACAAGTCCAGACCACCGTAACACACGCGCCCCTCAAGGTCATCCTCGGAGATGGCAAAGGCGCATTTGTCCCATCTGTCCATCGGCATCCAACGGACTGCCTGCTTGACCCACTGGTTCAAGCGGAGCTGCCGGAAAGCGTTCTCCTCGCCGGGGTTCTGCTTGGCGGACTCACAGGCATCACGCACCTTGTCGATGCCCACCGTAATGCCCAGGGATGGGTTAGCCTTCTTCCAGGTTTCCGGGTCAGTCCAGTCATCGCTTTCATCCGCGCCGTAGATAACAGGATAAAAAGTGTGGTCGATTTTGCGGCCTTCGATGATGTCCTTTGCCTTTTGGTGGATCTCATAGCAGATGGACTTGGTATCGTTGCCTGCCGTGGTAATAAGGAAGTACAGCGGCTGCATACGAGCATCACCGGAACCCTTGGTCATAACATCAAACAGTTTTCTGTTCGGCTGCGTGTGCAACTCATCGAATACAACACCGTGGGTATTGAAGCCGTGCTTGTTTCCAACATCAGCAGAAAGCACCTGGTAGATACTGCCTGTGGGCAGATAAATCAGACGCTTTTGGGAATCAAGGATTTTGACCCGCTTTGCCAGAGCCGGACACATACGCACCATGTCGGCAGCTACATTAAAAACGATGGATGCCTGCTGTCGGTCAGCGGCACAGCCATAAACCTCGGCGCGTTCCTCACCATCACCGCAGGTCAGCAAAAGCGCAACAGCGGCAGCAAGTTCGGATTTTCCCTGTTTCTTGGGGATTTCGATATATGCGGTATTAAACTGGCGGTAGCCGTTGGGCTTCAGTGTTCCGAAAATGTCTCGGATGATCTGTTCCTGCCAGTCGATCAGCTCAAAGGGCTTTCTTGCCCAGGTGCCTTTTGTATGGCAAAGGCACTCAATGAAACCGACCGCATAGTCAGCGGCATCCTTATCGTAGTAGGAGCCTTCGGACATGAAACGGGTCGGTTTGTATTTCTTCAGCTTTCTGATATGCGGTCACCTCCTTCAAATGAGCATAAAAAATAGCCGCCACCATCATCGGTGCGACTTTCCGTATACGAGGAACAGAGCCTCTCGGCTCCATCCCAGGGCTGTGATGTAGTTTTACTTCTTGGTGGGGATCGGCGGCTTGCCTGTGGTCAGCCATGCAAGCCAGCACTGTTCGCAGGTGACCAGGTCGCAGGCAACCGAGCCGCCTTCTTCAAAGGGCGGGTGACCCTTGCTGATGATCTCTGCGATTTCTCCGGCAGTGGTGTCCAGAGCCTTGATGATTTCCAGTCCAGTTTTTGCCATGATGTTTCCTCCTCAGATTTACTTCACCTGTGCCATGCACCAGGCAATTGCGTGACCGTTGTCTTTGAACCGCTCATCGGTCTTTCCCCAGGGTGCAAGTCTGCACTCAATGTCGCCAAGCCCGGTCTCATCGGGGGTGTCAACGAACTCGTAAATCTCTGCCGTAAAACCGCCTTTCCAGTGGCAGTCCGTAACAAAGACCTTGTCGCCGAACTGAATGACCGCACCGTAGCTTGCGGAAACCTTCATTTGCAGCCGTTCCATCGTTGTGAATTCCATAATGTTTTCCTCCGTTTTTTCTGTGTTTTCCCTTTCGGTGTGACACATATTACCTCTGAAAGCACATAATATCCAGGGGTTTTGCGATAATATACTACACGATTATTCAGCCATTCTTACGGGGTGAATTTGTGTAGTTTATGACTCGCCCGTGAGGATGAAATTCACATATTCGGAGCGATGCTCCTCAAGGAAAATCACCAGTTCATAGAACCGCATTTCATTGGCGATGTACTGTACCATCGGAACATCAAACATATTGGTACGGCCAGTCTTGCGGACTGCGAGGATCTGCTCTCGGATTTTATCGGTCATCGGTATTCGCCACCTTTCGACAAACATCGACACCGTAGGCTACATTCAAGCCGGAGCCAGTATCCCAGGCAACCATAATGCTGCCAATATCATCAACACCGATCACGGTGCCTTTTGTACCTATGGGAGGTGCTTGAGGATCGTCCATCTGCACCAGTTCCACCCGTGCACCCTTTGGGTAGCGCTCACGGAGGGCTTGTAAGGCTTCTCTGGAGATTACTCGCATACTTCCACCTCCTTGGGCTGACCGCTTCTAAAGGCAGAACTGCCCACCAGGTTGCGGAGCAAGATTTTGCGTTCGGTCTTGAACTCTGCGCCGATGAAGCCCAGGCGGAGAAGGAAGCAGCGGAATGCGTACTTGTCGTTGTCCGTTTCCTTTTCTTTTGCCACCACTCGCTTTGCGTTCCGTGCCATTTCGCACAGCTTGCAAATGAAGGTGTCATAGGCTTTCAGTTCCTCTGGAGTAGGCACTGCCGGAAACCAGGGGAAGGAAACTTTCTCGTCCGTGACCTCAATTGGAAGGTCATCCACACCCAGAGCCTTTTTGATGAGGTTTCCCTTGGCTCCGATGAGTGCCTTGAGGTTTTCCAGGCTGCTGTCGGTGAAAAGGCTACGGGGCATGGAAATGCAAATGCCGCAGGCTTCGTCCGCTTCCACATCTTCGTTGGCATCGTCTGCGATGCAGTCTGCCAGAGGGTCTTCAGCCTGGAAGCCCTTCTCACGCAGGAAGTGGATGAGCGGTGCGGCGGTGCTGTTGTTCTCGATGGTGACCTTGCCGTCCACACTGACGGTGAAACCGCCGATCTGGTAGGCAAAACCGGGTGCGCCGAGGTATTTGGCTTTTTCACCGGTGTGTTCAGCAATGGCTGCGACCAGTTGCTTGCGGTCGGAACCGCTGACGTTGTAGTTGATAATCATATTGTGTGACCTCCTTTAAATTTGGTAGTCACATATTCGCTCTAAAACCGAATAATATCAAGGCCTATAACCACAGAATAGTGTCAAATTATCAGCCCTCGGATTGTGTACAGTACACGATGCCGGACAGCACAAAAACCACGCAAGGAAGTGCGACACCGTTACCCCACATTTTATATTCTGCGGCATCCGAATGGGGGTCACGCAGCCACTTGGCAATCTGCTTCAGTGACTTGGGCTTTGTGGAACTGCCCACAATCCTGCGATGGGTCTCAAACACATCATACCAATAACGGATATCCTCCATCGTAGGATCGGTAACGCCCAGATCATCGCACCACCAGTCTGGGAAGCCCTGCAGTCTGGCACACTCTGTAGGAGTGAGCCTGCGGACGGTGTACCCACTCTGAATAGCACCGGGGCCTTTGGCAACGAGGGTGGGCTGAAGTTCCTCCTCGAAGGTAGGGGCGAACTTGGCATTCTTGCCCTGGTTGAAGGTATCCCTGCCGATGCCATAGCAAACGGCGGTTGGGGCTTTATAATCACGGGCAAGCACTGTAGGAGCCTTATCCTCGGCAACCTGGGTGAAGCTACCTGTGGTCATGGCGTATACGGCATGGCGGTCGACCGTATTGAGAGTAAAACTGACATCCTCATTGATGCCATCACCCTGGGGACCATTTTTATCATTGCGACCGATCATAGAACCCTGGATGGCATAACTTTCCACCACAGCAATGCCGCCTTGGTTACAGCCAGGGTTGCCGCCGTTGCCGTCTATGGTGCGAGATGTTTCGGCCTCATAGATTCCGCTGTGAGGATTGTCCGATTTCATAGCATTGCTTTCTTTTGAGCAAATACCATAAGCCTTCGGCTCAAACAAAGTCTGGTCATTGTTACATGAAAGCGTGGCGGATTTATCTGTCTGGATGAGAGGACCCTTGCCGCCGCCTTCACAACCAGAGCGGATCTTCATAACAAGCGGCACATTTCCACCGCCTGTCCCCATGCGGGAGGTGAGCGTCTGAACCTTGCCGTCCTCGGCAATCTTCACTCTGCTGTCGGTTGGATGGTTTTCCAAAGCGACTGCTGCAGGAACAACACCCGCTCGGAGCGTAGGCGAGGTTTCTTCCTCATAGCCAATGCTACGACTCTTGGCAGAATGCTCGGTGCAGAACCCTGCGGATTCCAGAACGCACGGTGGATGGTGGGCTTCGGCGCGGAGCGTGGCGGTTACATCATCCGTCACGTCCATACGCTGACCGCCCTGGTCATTTAAGCAGAGGCTTGCTGTTCCAGTGCGATCCGCAACACTTCCGGCAGTTCTTTGCCACGAGCGGAAGCTCTCCGCAGAATACCCTGACACGCCTTCGGACTTAAAAAGTATGTCGAAGGCACGCCTACCTGCAAAATCTGCGACAAGGTAGATGCGTTTTCTTCGTTGGGGAACTCCCCAGAATTGAGCATCGAGAACTCGGTAAGCAACGCTCCATCCGTCTCCCATGTAGCAGTCGGCATAGGGCCATCGACTTTTTTCAGGCATAGGCACCTGGGTTTCCGGCTCTGCGACACCGATGACCGCTTCGAGGACTGCCTTGAAGTCTTCACCGCTGTTTGAGGAGAAGGCGCCGGGGACATTCTCCCACACGATGTATCTTGGATATTTGCCATTGGTGGCACACCTCATTTCCTTAATGATGCGGATGGCTTGGTAGAACAGCACGGACTGCTGTCCTTCCAGTCCGGCTCTGCGACCGGCAACGGACATATCCGTGCAGGGTGAGCCGAAAGTGATGATGTCCACGGGTTCAATCTTCCCGCCATCCATCTGGGAGATGTCACCGTAATGTTTCATAAAGGGCAGGCGCTTGGTGGTGACCCGAATGGGAAACGGCTCGATCTCCGATGCCCACA